GGCGACGACCGGCGTCGGAACAAACGATGAATCGCCGCGATCTATATCTTTGTTCACTGATTCGTTTCCTTTTCGTTCATGCGGCGTTCGGGTAACCGCACTGCGATCGAGCGCCACCAGATCGCGAATGAGACAAACTTTTAATTCGCCCGCGGCTGATCGCCAAGCACCAATTGCGGAATGAACGCCAGAATCTCGCAAGGCAATGGAAGCACCTGCAGCACACCGACCATTCCCGGCGATGGTTGTCCATCCGTCGTCTGATAATCCCCGGCCGTCGAGACGTATTTATCCCCTGAGAACAGCGGAATCGCGTTTCCCGCCCCGGCCAGGGCTTGNACCTCGGTCAATTGCGTCATGAAGTTCGGCTTGACGTTCCACGGAAGCTCCTGCTGATTTCTTTGCTGCGCCGCCACCGGCTGATCCTGCCCGACGTAAATCCCCCGCGAGTTTGCCAACCGCACCGTCACGCCGGCAATTCGTTTCCTGTCGCCTTGAATCATCTCACCCGGCAATTCGGCGTGCATCGATTGCGCCTGGGCGATGAACGGCAATCCCACGAGAATCTGCGAAGCCGGATTCGGCAAGGTCACCATACCGTTTTCGACCATCAGACCCAGGACCGGCGTGCCATCGCACAGCGCGTTGACCGCCATACCCTCGAGATGCGACAGCCCGGATACGGAACCTACCGGCGTCGTGATCGTCCAGGTTCCAGAAGCCGCCGGCACCGGCATGGCGTTTGGATCGTCCGGCACCGTCACCGTGATGGCGGATTGCGGCGGAACCTGAGCGATGATCTGTGTCGGCGACACGTAGGACGACACCGTGCCGATCCCGCCGCCCATGCGGATCACCTGACCGGGAACTCCGGTATCGACGCCATCGAACACGCCCGAATCCGCCGTAAACGTCACGGAATTATCCACCAGCAACGAGACCACCGCTCCGCTTCCGGTCGCATCGGTCACCACCAGCCGCGGCGCCCCATAGCCGATCCCTGGCGTGATCGTCAGATCGGTGATGGCACCTGCCACCACGGTAAACGACGTAACTGCCGCGCCCTGTCCTGTTCCGGCATCATCGACGACGATGCCGGCCGGCGTCGCGCTATAATCCGAGCCGCCAAGGATGATCTGGCCGAGCTTAACCCCGCCGATCCCCTGCGCCGCCGAGGCCGTCAGATTGGCATTCGGCGCCGGCTGCGGATAGGACAATGCGCTGTCAAGACAGAAACTTTCTTCGACGTTCTGCCACAGCCGATTGTCCATGCGCTCCTGCATATAGACCCAGACGCCCTTGCCGAGCACGTAGCGCTTGACGATGAAATATGGCGCATTGGCCGGTGGCTCCGATGCAATCGCGACTGATACCGCAAGGCCGTTGGTGTCGTGCCGCGCCCAGCCGCGGACCTCCTGCTCCTGGACGTAGGTCAGTGACAAAATCTTGCCGTCATTGCGCACCCCCCAGACGACACGATAGGGATTGAACGACCAGCCCCACTGCTTTAGCTCGTAGTTATTGAACAGGTGTGCCGAAAGGACAGTGATGTCCTGCCCGGTATAGATGTTGAAGAAGAAATTGTAATTGACCTCGTTGATGATGGCCGTGAAGGAATCTCCGAAAAGGAGATTGTACCTGATCCGCAAGGGCGGAAGCGTAGGCGAACACCCGATCGCTTCCTGTGCCACCGCGCTCTGCTGCGAAGGCGTGATCGGCGTCCCGACGCCTCCGGTTCCTGCCACCTGCCAGGTGGTCTCGCCGGTGAAGGTCACGAGCCCTCCCGGCATCGGCAGCATCCACTGGATTCCGTTGATCTGCTGCGCCCACGGCGTCCCAGTGATGGCATCGGAATCGATCGGCGGTGTCGCCGAGTCGAAATTCAAATACGATCCAGGCTGCGAAAGCTCGTAGGTATCCGGCTGATTGATCGAATAGCCATAGTCACGGCGCTGCTGGAAATAAGTCACCACACCGGGAAAATTGCCGTCCTGCGGCCCGACCTGAATCGTTCCGATCGCACCGGAGCCCGCATGGCTGGAATCGGTAAAGACCACGCTGTCGGTCGACTGATAGTTCTGACCGTAATTGTAGATGTAGACGCCGACGATCGATCCGGTGCCGCTATTGGTATAAGGCGCTACGGACGTGACGAACGCAGTGTTCGAGCCGGAAAAGACGTAGCCCTCGAATCCCGATGTCGGCACAAATTGTGTCGCCCCGGACAGCGATATATTGACGTAATTTGTTCCGGTCGACAGCACCGTGCCGGTTGCGGTGTTGGTGCCGAAAAGCTGCGTCAAGACGTTGCCGACCGAAAATGTATTCGCCGTGCTGAACGTCAGCGTCTGCCCGTTGATGCCCTGGCCGGAGATGATCGGCGTGCCGGAGAAGCCGGAGCCCGTCGCGCTCGATATCGAAACCGTCGTGTCGGGGATGCTGTACGACCCGCCACCGGCCTGCATGGCGATATTGAGAACCTGTCCTCCGGCGAACGGATTGAGATGCAATGGCGGCGTCGTGGTGAAATCGGCAATGACATTGGTGTCCTGCCAGCTCGTCGAATAGGTGAATCCGACAAATCCAAAAATCTGTCCGGCGAATTCTCCGGTATTGGTGTAATCCGGCGTCGTTTTGTAGACATTATAATAGGAGGCTCCAGGCACGGACGGCCAGGTGACCGTATTGGTTCCGAACACCGCCGAAATATCGACGATCCCCGTTGCGACCCCGATCGGCGACGCTTGGCTTTCATCTCCGGTGACGGCATCGACCGCGGTCACCACGTAGCCGTAGGCGACCGGACCGTAGCTGCCGGACGAATACGCCGTGCCGGTCACCGTGCAGGCATTCGGCGGATTGATCGAGGACGCAAAGACCGGCGGCGCAATCTGCCAGCTATTGGCCGCCAGCCTCGACAATTCCTGCGGCGGGTATTCGACCAAGGTCTGCTGGTTGACGCATGTCAAGCTCATCACGTCGGCGGATTGGGTGTATTTCAGGTAGGGAAGATCGACGGCGTGGTACGGCGTCACCAATGTATAGAGCCGCGCCACCGTTCCGCCAGACGTGTACGCATTGAAATTCTGCGATTGTACTACGTCACCGAACAAATCCGTGATGGTGAACGTTCCCGATCCTGCAATCCCCACATTCTGCACGATGTAGGTCTCGATATTCAGTTCCGTCATACCGCCGACGTTCTCGATGAATATCCAGTCGCCGTTGGCAAAGTTGTTTCCCGGTGCCGTCAGCACGGCGGGATTGGCCTGCGTTACCACCGTGACAGCAAATGCCGCTTCGAGCACGTAGCCGCCGTTGGCGACCACACGCATGTACTGCTCGCCGAACTCCAAGATATAGGATTGAAAGATATTGAAGGTGAATTCGATGTTGCGCGGCGGAACGGAATTCGCATTCGCCGGCTGCTTGCAGATGCCGACGAAGCCGAGACCGCCGCGCGACAACAGGCCGCCCTTGTAGGAAACGAAAAAGTTCCGAGCGACCGAGCAACCGGAATGCCATTTCGCCAAATCGACGCGGCCATACAGTGACGGACTGAGTTCGCCGGAGGCAAAATTCGGTTTGATTGCTGGTAGGGCCATGTCGTTTTATTGTTTCACGATAACGGAGCGATCAGGGTTCGGTCAACGATCCGCTGCAAATAAAGGCCCATGATCAAGCGGCTTGTCTTTCAGCTTCGCCTTGATCGCTTCGCGCGCCCGTTCATCCGGTCCTGCGGTTGTCGCCAAGCGGATACGGCGGCGAATGTCGGCTTGATACTCAGGCTCGCGTTCGATCAGGACGGCACGAAAGCCTTCGCGGATGCAGGCTTCGCCAGTCGTGCCAGTCCCGGCAAACGGATCGAGTACTAGCCCGCGCGGCGGCGTCACCAGACGCACAAGATATTGCATCAGATCAAGCGGCTTGACGGTCGGATGCTTGGAGCCGAGGCGATCGTCGGCGTCGGCTTTGGCCGTATAGAAGAAGCGGGCGGCAGAGCCGCTGTCACCGCGTGGTTCATTTGGTGGTCTCGCGCCGAAGTCTCCGTAGATGCCGCGCGAAGGCCGCTCGCCGTGTTCTGGCCCGACGTAGTATTGCTGGCTAGGAGCATCAGGAAACGCCGCGACCACTTCCTCGCTGCCGTCATGGATGACGTTGGCGGGCCAGCGGCCAAGACTTTTCAGGCGATCAAATCGTTCGTCTGAGCGTTCGGACATAAGACCGTCCTTGCGCTTGTGCGGCCTGTCCCACCCTTCATGGTTCCCTAGCCCAACGAAACGCTGCGGATCGCCCATATTCTCGCCATTAGTTTCAACGCGGCACCCGTCGATATTCAGCGCCCCCGTTCCCCACTTGAGGACATTCTGCGCGATAGTCCCTTCAAGTGGTTTGCGGGCGAGCACGATCGGTTCGCAGGCGGGCTTGAGGGCAGTCCCCCATCCTTCCCATTGGCGGGCAGCGGCGGTTGCGGGTGCGGTTACAGGACGCCACTTGTCGGCCTCGGCAAGCCCTTCGGTGCCATCAGGACCATAACCGCCGTTTGGCTTCACGCCGCCGCGCGCAACGCCTACCGCTTTGCGCTCTGCTCCCGCCGCCCGATCAATCGCCTTGCTCACATCATGCGACTTCGGAAATCCCGAGCCGTAAAGCCACTGGATGCAATCGCGTATCTCAAAGCCTGCGTCCTCGATCGCACACGCCATGCGGTGATAGGTGCGCGTGCCGCCGAAGGCGAGCAGATGGGCGCCGGGTTTGAGGACGCGGAAGATTTCGCGCCACAAATCGACGTTGCGAGCAACGCCTGTGCCGTCCCATTCTTTGCCCATGAAGCCGCCGATAGGTTTGTTGTCTCCGTTCACGCCCATGCGCGTGCGTCCATAGGGACCAACCCCGACAGGCGGCGGCTTGGTCCGCTTCGCTTGGGTCAGCTCATAAGGCGGATCGGTCACGACTGCGTCGATACTGTTTGGTTCAATCTCGGCGAGCACGTCGAGGCAGTTGCCCGGAAAGAGCGTCACGCCATCGGTCAATCGTTGCAGCATTCGATTGACCGAATCCGGCGCTGGTCCCATGATGGTCCCCTCGTGATCCATATTTTCACACTAAAATTCCACCAGGAAACCCGATCCAATCCCAACCGTAATAAAAAGCCGGATCGCCCAGCGTTGCATAGCCTGTCGCCCCTCGAACCGCCATCCAATCGGGGACGTGATCGATGCTCGTCATACCTTCGTTGCCGTCCGAAATTCGCGCTTCCTCGACGATCGCCTTGGCAATCGCGATCTGCTCTTTCAACACTTCGGCATTTCTGGCCAGTGGATTGACCAGCCATGCTCCGAGCACCGCCGCCGCGCCATTGAGAAAATGCGGGTCCCACAGATCACAATTCGTCACCCGGCAGGTATAGATGATTTGCGCATACTCGAGATCGGTCAGGATGACCTTGACCATCTCGCCCTGCGGATTGGTATCGTTGGCGACGGTGAACTTGTAGCCCGGATTGGTCCACGGCCATATCGGCGTGGCGATGGTTCCCGCCGCCAGTACCGGAGGATTTGCCGTCCCCGCCTGCGGCGGATTGGGAATGAGGAAGCGGACTTTCAGGCAATCGGCCGGGTAAGCCCACTCATATTGCCAAGGCACCGGGGGAATCGGCAATGTCGTGCCGTTCGGATTTTCCGGCGTTCCTTGCGCGGCTTTCAGGAGCGTTCCGGCAACTTGCTTGCGGGCGAAATTCCAATGGGCCGCTCTGTGCAGTGCGTCCACCCGGATTTGGTATTGACGGGCGACGACCGCAGCGTTTGGCGCAGGCAATGGCGGCTGCAGCGAAGTGATCGAGAAGCGCGCTCCGATATTGTCGAGCGCGAGATTGGCAACATCGACGGGGCTTGTCATGTTTTTATACGTCCGTGGTCATGGCTGAGTCACGCCCGCTAGACGACGTACTGCTCGCCCATGCCGGTGATCGTCAGCGTCGAGGCCGCGCTTGCCCCGCCGACCAGGAAGTCGGTCGTGAGCATCTTCAGCGTGCAGTACCAATCGTAAACGTCATAGGCCGCGATACTCTTCTCGATGAACAATTCCGTGCCGGCCGTATTGGCTCCGGTCAGGCCGAGATAGAGCGAGAACCACGCGGCGGCGTTGGTCACGTTGACCACGTGAATCTGCCGGAGGATGTCGTAGATCAGCCCCGATGGATTGTTGTAGACGTTCGTCGTCAACGTGTTGCTCAGCCCGACCGGACCGAAGGTGCGCTTGATGGTGAGGACGGCCATTGTGTTTTGCTCCTATAGCACCGGCTGCGGATCGACGTAGAACGTGGTGGTCGCGAGTGCCGCCTTAACTTTGATGTTCACTTGGCCCGCGAGTGCCGGCGTGAACGAAGCGGTGGTCAGGGCGAACCGCGTCATCGCCTGCCAGACAATATGATTGGCACCGGAATTATCGGTGACTTGTGCTCCGTCAGCTTGGCCATTGAAGATCGTCGAACTGCCGCCAGACGTTCCCGTGCCCGAATGCGAAGCCATGAACCAAAGCTGCTGCGGCGAGGCATTACCGGCAAGAATGACGCCAGTGAAAGCACCATAGGCATGGCTGGTCTGGTAAGCCGCCGCTCCTGCACCCCATGCGCTCGTGTCAGCCGATACCGGCGATCCAGAAGCGAGATTGTTTGCCTTCGTGCTGGTAGCAAACGATCCCAGCGGATAGCTGCCGTTGCCCAAATACTCGGCTTCAACCCATATCTGGTCGTTATTTGGCAGTGCGGCGGTTTTCCAGATGCCGTAGATCGTCGCCGTCATGGGCGAGGTCGAAGAATTTTGAATTGCAATAAGCGGGGACTCAAACGGGAAAAGCCATTGTGAGTTGGCCGTTGTTGCAATATTCCACGAAATTCCAGTTCCGGTAACTTGCGCCCCGCCTTTACGAACAATGGTCGTTTCTGGAATGAGCGTACCTTGATACCAATAGCGTTGTTGCTGATAATTAGTGCCGGAACTGTCAGACCTGATAACATCAAGTAATAGGTCACCGCTTTGGGCAAATACCATGCCAGCACTCGTTT